TTTACTGGTTTTGCCAAACATATACTCTTTGTTATAAGTAACTTTTGTTCCTGGACTTAAGTTTTCTATTTTCATTTTTCTTGTTTTTTTTATTTTTAAAAAGAGAACGAAAGACTTTAAACTCTATTGGGTTTTTTTACGTTCACAAATATTTTTTATCTGTTTTTTCTTTTTATTAATTAATTATACAGTAAATATAAGAAAAATAATTAGTTAATAAGTACCTTTTTTTAACTTTTTTCAATCTAGTAAACGTAAAAAATTTAAAATTTATTGATTTTTTTTGGCTTTTTTTGGTCGATTTTATAAAAAAAAAAGAGGATCTATATAAATAAATCCCCCTTTTCCACAAAAACTATGACTGATTTTACATCAACTCAAAACGAATAGGCAAAAATAAGCATTAAATAAATACGACCTATAACAATTTTTTTTAATTATGAACATTATTTTCTAATAAGTTTTGAACCTAAATCCATAGGAATAAACATCGCAATCCTGCCCTGATCTAAAACAACTCCACATCCTATTGTAGGTTTCTTAGGGAATTGTTTACCATAGGCAAAAGCATATTCACTTGTGTCTATACCGCAACCAACATTCATTCCAAAAATAATATCATTTCTAGAAGCCATATATGATACCCCTCCAAAAGAATGAGAATGTCCTATTACAGTGGATTGTCTATTTGCTATAGCTCTATTTCTTGCTCCACTAATTCCAGAAGATCCTGTTCCATGTTCATATAAAACATTGTCTATTTCCCATTGTAACTGCCATTTCCAGCCTGCAGGCGCATTCCATATTTCTTCATATGTTTTTAAAAATCTTTTTGGAATACCACTTGTTGTTGCTTTTCTAAATGGTAAAGCAGAATGATTACCAACACACACTTTTACTTTATGAAATGTTTTATACCACTCATCCATATTTTTCTGTGCTTGCTCTGCTTCTCTTAAAGCATCCATTGCTTCTGTTGAGGTTTCGTGATAGGATAATGCGTGATTGTCGCATTCGTCACCGATATGTACTATTTCAGAACAACCAAACCTATTAAAAGTTTCATAACAAAATTCTCTATATCCTTCTAAACAAAATGGTTCATGAGTATCACCTATGATACCTACGTTTCTGGAGTTTCTAAAATTTTGTATTAGTTCATTTTCATAGTCATTCAGTCTTGGTCTGAATTGCTTCACTTCTTTTTTGCTTCTTTGCCAAAATCAGCAAAACTTTGTCCAAATAATAATGCTAATAATGCATAAAATAAGTCATTGGCAGTAGCTTCTGATACACCTAAATATGTTACAATAGATGGTACAACAACACTTGCGATTGCATACCAAAACTTTTTTGATGTTATCATTTGTCCAATCAAGTATGTTTTTAAATTTTTCATTTTATTTAATTTTAGTTATTAATATGTCCATATAACAAATGGACTTTTGTCGGTGTCGTTATCAACATGAATAAAGTTTTTAGCAACACCAATGCGATTAAAACCAGCGCTAATTAATGATCTTATAATTGTAGATCTTTGTCGGCTGTTTGTAATCTTTATATCACAAGCCCTACATGGTATTTTTGTATGACTTGAATCCACTACACCACCTACTTTTTTATTATGTTTTATAGTTCTATAGCCACTATTAATTATGAATGGCACTTCTGCTATTTCTCTTGCTCTTTCCAACATCAATAAAAAAACAGGATCCATCCTATATCCACTATCTATAAGATCTGGACTAGAAAATTCATCATAGGTAAAATATTTCATAGCAGGATATTTTATATGTCTGTCAATTTCCATTTTATCTACCTTGTCCTCTGTACTTTTTTTTATAGTTTTTACTATTTTTGTGATTAGAGTTTTGGTTTTTAGTGTGAACATTTTTTCTTTTTACTTTACTTTTTTTAATAAATTGGACAACCTTATTTCTTTTGCCCATATTTAATTATTTTTTGTATAGAGTAAACAAGTGTAGCTATTAGAATACAGGTACGCAAAACCGCATCTATATCAGTTAAGCTAAAAGCTATTCCGCTAATATTAACTCCTAAAAATTCAACTGTGTCTTTAATATCATTCTTCATTGTTATTTTGGTTATTGTCCCACGGCAAAGGCAAAGATGCTTCTGTTGGGTTTTTTAATAAATTTATTGTCGCACTAAGTTGTGCATCGATTTCAGCTGGTGTAGGATCTGTCATTTCATTTAACCATCCTTCAACATTCTCTTTTGTAAGATCGTTGTATGGTATAAAATTATCTGGATCTACTGTAGTGCTATATGCACCATAAACATCTGTATAGTATCCTGTTTCTGTTTCTGGATTGTAATCATTAGTTTCACAACTACGTCTCCAGTGTACTGTTATTACAACATCTTGTAAATCACCTTCTTGTAATTTACTGTCCATGCTGCTTATTATCCAATTATATTTCATTTTTTTTTATTTTAATTATTCATAAGCTGCTATTGTCCTTGTGACAGTAGTTCCAGCTACATTTATTTTTACTTTTATATCACCTCCACTATCCATCCATATTACAGACTTGCCACTTGCAGGATCTGCTGGTGTTGTTTGTGCTGATAATTCTAATACAGCATCTAAACTAACTTTCTTTTGCGTTCCACTTGTTGCTGTTACTCTAGGGCTAAATCTTGCTATTTCTACTTCACTAACTCCACTTGTGTTTGTGTTTCCACCAATAGCAACTTCACCCCCACCAGTTGCGCTATTAAAGCTTCTATTTGTTAACATTAATAAATTAGAGCCACCAACTGTTCCAGCCGCCCCAAATTTTAATCCATACCTATTGCTTCCGCTTTCATCATTTAATGTAAATCCATAATCTTGTGCAGCTTGTATTCCACCACCGACAGCTCTAATAACTCCATTAACGTATAATCTAACACCTGCATCAGTTGTAGTACCTAGCAAAGTATTTCCTCCAGTTGTTAATCTTAATCTTGTTGAGCCATTAGTTTTCAAATCTAAATTGTGATTAGTACTAGTTCCTACAACTCCAGTAGCTGACTGTGATTGTATCAAAACTCCAGCACCACTTGTTCTTTGTGTGTGTATTTCTGCATTCCCAGCACTAACCACTTTTAGGTCTTTATTAACTGTAAAATCATTAACACCCCACGTTGTAATCATTGCACCATTAGTAGTGTCTCTCATATATAATACATCCTCACCTGAATTATTATATAATAAAAAGTCAGTATCACCATTAGTAAATTTTACACCATAATTTGCATTTATTTGAGTGTCAAAATAAGATAACCCAGTAACTCTAAAAGTTCCAGTTACATCTAATTCATATCCTGAATCTACTGTTGTTCCAAGTAGTAAATGTCCATTAGATAACAAACGCATTTTATGTGAGCCATTAGTGTGAAAATACATATAATCACCATTGTTATCATAAGCTATTCTGCCCTGTGTAGAACTGTCATTATCACCAAAATATATAATAGATTGAGTAGAGTTAGAAGATCTTATATATAATCTTACATGACTTGAAGAATTACTTAAAAGAGTATTCCCTTCAGCAACATGTAATTTTTGACTAGGAGTAGACGTACCAATTCCAACTCTTTGTACAGATGTATCAATGTACATAATACCAGCATTGTTACCACTTTGGAATTGAATATCTCTATCTCCATCAGATTCAATAGTTAATTTTCCTGAATTATTATACATATATCCAACAAAAGTAGCAGATGTTCCAACCCTCCATCCATTAGTTGAATAACCAAATCCATTAACATATAATGTATCATTAAAAGAAGTAGATGTTGCATTTAATAACAATCTACCAGAACTATCTAACCTCATTTGTTCAGAAGCATTAGTATAAAAACCTAAACTATTATTTGCATGAACATATTGTATTCTACCTACAGTACTGCTATCACCATCACCAAAATATATTATACTATTATAAGCATTATTTGCTGTTAAATACAACCTTACATTTTCAGATGTATCAATAGCTTTTAAATCACCATAAACATTTGTGTTACCTGATGAATCTATTTTTAATCTTACATTTCCATTAGATTTAGCGCCACTTACGATCGCAAAATCATTTGAACTTAAACTTGCATGATCAATGTAATTTCCTAAAAACCATTTAGCAGTTGTATTATGATATAGTTCTAAACCAAAATAATTATTTGCAGCGCTATTAGCTCTAAAATAAGCACCAGCGGTTGTTGCTTTTGCTTCTATTCTTGTGTCACTTGCTTTAGTTGCTGTAGTATTTCCACTAATATCTAACGTGCCAGCGAGAGTTGTGTTCCCACTACTGTTAATTGTTAAAACAGTTCCTTGTGATGAGCCAATACCAGGTGGGCTTGATTGACTTGAAGGAACAGTATAGCCTGAATTTCTATTAATTACAAAAGCATCATTTCCATTATAAGGATTTCCCCAAAACCATTCAACATCACTATGTTCACAATAAGCAAACGTACCCATTCCTCTTGCTGTACTTGCATGTCCACTTATTAACTGTGTCGCTGCATTTATATATGATGCATTATTCCCTTTTAAAGTTAAGATTGCGTCACCAGAAAACACTTGTAGTTCACCTCCTATGTCACTTGTTGTTCCAATTAATAATCTGCCTGAACTATCTAAACGCATACTTTCTGAGCCGCCAGTTTTAAAATCTATTTGAGCATCATTAGTAGCTGATATTTCTTGATTACCATTCCCCCAACTAATACGCTGTCCAGTACCCATGTAAATATAACTATCAATAGCCGCAGAGCCAAAAACATGCAAAGTTGCTAAAGGATTTGTGCCGCCAATACCCAATCTTCCAGTAGATGTCAAACGCATATTTTCTGCAACTGAACTACCATTCCAATTTTTAAAAGTCATATTAAAACCAGTATGAGCAATTTCGCAATCACCAGCTCCAAATCTGTAACCATAACCATCAGAATTAACATCAATATAATTATTAGTTACTCTAACGCCTCCATTTACTTGCAGTTTATTAGAGGTATCATCAGTTGTTTTATTAACAAGTAGATTTCCGCTAGATGTTATTCGCATTTTTTCTGAGCCATTTATTTTAATAACTCCTCTATCAGTAGAATTAAAATCTAAATTAGAGCCACTACCACCATCTCCAATTCTTAAATTCCCATTAACATCTAATTTTTGACTAGGGCTGTTAGTTCCAATACCTAAATTTCCAGCAGGAGTCAATCTCATTTTTTCTGTAGAACTTCCGAAAAATACTAAGTCAGACCCACCAGCAGGCTTTAAATTCATATCACCACCAGCAGCAGATACTTGATGACTTCCCAGCTTCAAATATGCTTCTCCCCAACCAGAAGATTGTAATATAGCATCAGCACCAGCATTTCCACTACCATCATCAGCTTGTTTTACTTTTATTTGAGTTGTAACTCCAGATCCTCCAGCACTATAAACTTCTAAATTTGTACTTGGATTTGATGTTCCAATTCCAACACGTCCATCTTCTTGTACTCTAAAAAGTTCTGATGAATTATCTTTAGTAATTTTAAAAACTCTATCTGTTTGATTGTTATTGTAATCAATCGCAATTTCTACACTACCATCTGACAATATTTTATTATCAGCACCAATTTTAAGATATCCATTAGAGATTAAATTTGAAGCTGTTAGATTGCCAGAAAAAGTTGCGTTACTACTAGTATCAAAAGAAAGCATATCAGTAGAATTACCATAAATAGCAATTTTACTAGCATTCCCATAAACACCAAATGTTCTGTTTGTGTTGTACCATAATTTTAGGTTATCACGCATTCTAGAATTGTTACTAATATTATCAAAGTGTGAGAAAAAAGCTTCACCACTTGATTGGAAAGTTCCATTTACATATAAAGTTTTAGATGAAGATGTTGCATTTATAGTTACATTTCCGCCAGATGTTATACGCATTCTTTCTGAACTATTAGCCCAAAAAGCTAAATTGTTTCCAGTAGCACCAATTAAATTGTTTCCAGTTGTGTTATTATCAGCAAACATTGCAAACGCTCCACTATCACCAGATTCAATTTTTATTATCTCATTTACAGTTGCATCATAAACATGTAATGGTTTGCCTGGACTAGCAGTTCCAATTCCTACGTTATTTGCTTCAGCATTTCCACCAGCATCAACTCCTAATAAAATATTTGAGCCACTTGTCGCTTCATTATATATTCTCAAATCATTCCCAGCATGATTAAACTCCCAAAAATTAGAATTATCAGCTCTACCTATTCTTAGTGATGAGGAATTACCATCAGCCGCTATACTTTGTAATCTTGCTCCTGAATCAGATGTAGTGCCTATAAGTAAATTTCCAGATGAATTAATACGCATAACTTTAGTACCCGAAAATTCCCAATCATAAAGAGTACCATAACTATTCATTGCATTTGAATCATAGTAATTTGTTACACTTTGTCTAGTAACTTTTAAAGTAGAACCATTTATAAAAATTGTACCATCTACTTGTAAAAGAGAAGTAGGACTGGACGTTCCAATACCTAAACGCCCAGAACTATCTAATCTCATTCTTTCTGAGCCACCTGTTCCAAATGTAATTGTACCAGATGTTTCTTCATTTACTATGTTAAAATTGTCATTACTACCTCCAAAACCTAAATAAGCATGCCTATCACTTCCTCTATAATATGATTGGTAAACTGGACCATCATCAGTAGATTTTAAAATTAATATTTGATCTACAGTTGAAGACAATGTTAAAGCACCAGTTGATGTACCTCCAGCAAATGTTATACTGTTCGTAGTCGTATTGCCATTATCAGTAACCTCTTGAAGCGTATCAGCCGAGCTAACTTGCGTATCAACATAAGCTTTTATACTTTCACTTGTTGCTAAACTATTTGCGCTAGCAGTTCCAAAACTATCGTCATCTATGTATGATGTAATATTAACAGATCCTGATTGCATACCAGTAGATGTAACGTCAAAATTACCAATACTACCTCTTGTCTTATGTTGGTATTGAACATACAAGTCATCTGGATCTGGATATATAAAAGCACCTGGTGGTATGTCCTCAGTAAAAGTCGTATTAGTAACTGAAAGCGATGTTGCGTTTGCGCCAACATCAGCAGCTATTTCGACTTTGTGTTCAGTTAAATGATCTATAACTATTAAAACGTCTCCTATTTTAAATGTGTTTGCCTGTATGTCAGCACCATCTATTGGAATTGTAGTTATAGCCGATCCACTTTGAATAACTCCAGTAGTAGTTGCAAATGGTTCACGTCCAAATTTACTTCTTAAAGCTAGGGAGATGTTTTTTGATTCAGTAACATTTCCAGAAAGCCTGGCACTTACAGAAGATGATGTAGTATTTATAAAACCACTAGAAACCAAATTGCTTGGGCTAGGTGGTACAAAACCAGTGGTTGTACCTATGTCAATTGGATCATTATTTCCAACACCAATTGATCCACCACCACCAGTATTTACAGTAGAGCCAATTCCTGTGTCTATTGATCTAACTGTAGTTGTTTGTGAATCATATTTGTATTCAAACCATGTTCCTGACACTTCATTAGAAATTAAATTCCAAGATCCAGTAAGCATAACAAATTTTCTATTACCATTATCTGTATCTTTAATAATAGATAATGGGCTAATTTGTTTTGGATATTTTGAATTACTACTTAGATCTCTGTTAGTATTAGAAAGTGAAAAAGATAAATTGCCTTTATATGTTTTTAATGTATTATGAAACAAAACCTCTTTCAATAATAATTCAGTCAAACTGTCTGTTCCATTTAATACACCTTTGCCCCATTGACCAGAAAAATTTGTAAATTCAAACGCACTACCTGTATCGACATATAAAGATCCTGGTGCATTTGTATTTAAAGTGTCTCCCCATAGCGTGTCTGGAATTTGTTTTACGTATGAAGCATTTGTATTTAACGAAACGTTAGTATGTGATGCATAAGATCCTATTTGTCCACCAGCTACTACAGCGAAAGCACTTTGATAACTGTTATTAGACGATATAACTTGATATGATATGTCTCCAGCATCTAAATTTGGCCCAAGTAAAGTTGGAACATCACTTGCAGCAAAAGGTGGACGCCCAAATGTTCCTGTAAATGAAGTGCTTTGAACACCATGACCTCTGTGTTTTCTTTGAAATAATCCTAAAGGAGTTACTGGTTGAGCGTGTACTGCCGCAAAAAATCTAAAATCCCAATCTCCAGACATAACGTTTGAAGTAGGTAAAATATTACTAAAATCATTTGCAATACTTGTATCTGTAACAACATTTGCTATTGTTACTCCTAAATCAACAAATATTTTACTTTGAAAAGGGTTTTTTGCTGTATGTCCTGATGGAACTGCACTCGCTTTTCCATATGTATTTCTATATAATAAAGTCTGTGTATTAGGATTAAAAGTTGAAAAATTTATTGCCTCATGCCATTCTAATGTAACAGCGTTAGTTGTATTATTAACTAAAACTACTGGAACTAAAGTTGCGCTAGTGTCCCATGAAGATGTTGTACTTGGCTTTGCCTGTATAGTCCAGTTATTATGGGAATAAACACCACCTGTCCCAGTCCCATTTTTATATTTTACAAAAATATTTATAAAAAAACCTGTAAAATCTTTAGCATCTGTAAAAGTTCCTATATCTTCATACGCTGTATCAACAGCAGCTATCTGGTTATTACTAACTAGACCACCTACCATAGATGGTGGATTATTTGTTTGTCCAGGTATTAAAACAAAACTATTAAAAAGATTAAGATTGCTTACAGACGTAAAGCTTGTCATTGCTTTTTTATATACTGGAAAATCATCATAAGTTGTTCCAGATAATTTTTTCAAACCACCTGGTGTATTAGGTCTAGATGATGTAGTTGTTAATGAATATCTTGTAATATTATTATTTCCAACTAAACTATTAGACGATTGTTTTACACCAGCTTTATTATAGATTTGTGTTTTAATATTTACAGGACTTGCGTCTGTGCCAGTTTCTGCAGAAGAATAAAGTCCTATTTGAATTATATAAAATTTATGTCCCCAATAAAAAATTCTAGCACCAAAACATCTAAGCATATTTTTAAGAGCATCATAACATGACATAGCATTATAGTTTACATCATTATTAGATCCTGATGCTTCATTTGCTTTATAGAATTGCCTAGCACTAATTGCTGTTAGAAAAAATGTGTCGTTAGTTTGGATTTCAGTTGCATCCATTTTAGAATTATACCAATTTGCTGAGATTGAAATTTCATAATCAGAAATGCTTGCGTTAGTCAAACTTGAACTAGCAGTTCCTGCGTATCCTAAAACCTCTGCAATCCAAAAAGACATTCGATGATACCCTCCAGATCCCCATGAACTATCAGCGTTAGTTGGTGTTGTTCCTGCTGGTATGTATGTTTGACTTTCAGTAAATGGGCTTGTACCAGCACTTAACGCATTAGGCACAAATGGTATTTCTTTTAAAACACTTAAACCATCAACAGCTTGTAATAAAATAGATTTTGGTAGCGCAACATCTTCTGTTGTAGACAAGTCTTGTAGTAAATATCCAGTCCACAGTAATTTATATGAATCTGTAAATTGATATATAAACACATATACATCTCTTTCAGTATATGTATCTGATCTAAAGCTATTTTCCCAAAAAGTTACTTGACTGCTATTTTCTAAAACGAATTCTAACTCACATTTAGAAGCGAGTATTTCATTAAATTTTTCTGAACCTGAACTGTCAAATTTTATAACTGGCGCAGATCCTAAACTAAAATCACTAGGTGATCCTGAGTACAAACTATCATAGATTTGTACTTTGTACTTAATTCCATTTAATGATTCAATTTCTGTTTGAAACCTTATATTAGCCATTTTATGTAAATCTAACTCTGTTCATAATTGCAAGATCATTAGCTAGGAAAATATCATTCCCACGTATCTTGCTATATAATTCCTGTTTGTGATTGCCTATTAAATTTCTTAACTTATCTAATGGGGCTATAACTTCTGGATTTGCAGACGCACCAGGATTATCTCCAACCATTGCTATAGTTGGCCCAAACGCTAACCCCCCTTCTGCTAGTTTCGGTAAAGGTGTAGAACGAATAGTTGCGACTTGCGCAAGTCCTAAACCACCGACAAATGATGCCATAATCGTTCCGAGTGGAAAACCTAATGTAAGCGCCTTTGTAACTGCCTGTGCAGTATTCATAATAGCACCCATTAATGCTGAACTTTTGTCTCTTTTAGCCTGTTTTCTTCTTAATACTTTTTCTTGTTCATCTATTCGATTATCCATGTCAGTTTTCTTAATAGCAGCATCTTCATCTAATTGTTCTATTAAGGCATTTTTTTCTTCTTCATTTGACGCAGTTTGCTCTATTTTAGCTAGTTGCGTATTATACCAATTATCATACACCTCTTGCTCTCTGGCTTTCTCATTTTCTAAAAGTTGTTCTGCCTTTTTATTTTGCGCATCAAAAAGTCCACCCAACGCATTTGTTATTTGAGAAACTACATTAAGAACTGAGTCAGTTATTTCAGTTATTTTTTGTACCATTCTATCATATTCACTTATAGCATTGTCAGATATTTTTTTGTTTAATTGTTCTATTTGTTTTCCATATTTATTTCTGATTGCCATTTTTTCATCCTCAGCATGTTTGGTTTCTTCAACAGCCAATAAATCATTTTCCATTTGATTTTTAAGTTCCTGCAATCTGCGTTGATCTGCGTCTTTAATATTTAACAAACCAAATTGTTGTTTTAATCTACGTATGTTTTGTAATGCTGTATTTTCTTTTCTGATCCTTTCTTTCTCTGCTTGTTCATCCTCTTCATCCTCATCACCACCACCTACAGGATCTGGAGTCGTACTATCACCCCCCCCTAAATCTAAACCACCAATTTTATTTAGTTCTTTTTCTAAATCACTTAATGAATCAGTAGTATCATCAGTTGTGTCTTTAATATCGGCAACAGCCAGTTCTACTTTTTTAAGTGGCGAAATTTCAATCCCTATATATTTTCCAATACTGTTAAATGATTTTATAACTTCATTTGCAAAAGCAACTAAACCATTGTAAACTTTTCTAAAAAAGTTAGTAAATGCAACAGCAGTTTCTCCAGTTTTTCCTTTTAATTGTTGAAAAGCTACAACTAATCCAGCAATTAATCCTATAACAAATCCTAGTGGATTCATTTTTGTTACTAAATTAAAAACTCTCATAGCGACTGTTGCTAGTTTTTGTGCTATTTCATATTTTGCAACAAACAATCTTAAATTTCTAAAACCTAAAATTAGAGATCCTATAATTTTTACAAGTGGCCCAGCTACTGCGACAGTCCCTAATATTCTTGCTATATTTATTTTTTGCTGATCTGAAAGAGCCATAAATTTTTCAGTTAGCCCAGTTATCTTTTCAGCAATAAGTGATACGACTGGCGCTAATGTATTTCCAAATTGAGTAGCTGCAATTTTAATATCATTTAAAGCTTTTTCCATTTTGAAAAAATCTTGCTCGGCAGTAACTGCAAATGCTTCGCCAACAAAGTCTTGACTGTTTTTTAATTCGTTTAAATTATTTTCAAAAGTTTCTGTTTGATTTCCAAGTACACCTAAAACACCTTTTAATGCTTGAGACTTACCAAAAAATTGCGCCATGGCAATTCCATTCTCATTAAATTTTTGTTGTAATGTAATTAATCCACCTGCTAATCCTTCTTCTGAAATAAGATTCATTACGTCACGAGTGGACATTCCAAGTTTATCTAAAGCTTCTTTTTGTAATTCTGTTGGCTTTGCTTCTAATTTTGCTAGTTGCATCATTACTCCAGAAAGTGATGTAGTCGCCTGTCTTGCATCACCTGTTGTTCTTGTATATGTTGATATAAAAGCGCCTACCTCATCAAAAGATATACCTAAACTAGATGCTAAACCTAATTGCGCTCCTAATACTTGTGATAATTCCTGTGCATCAAACATACCTGTACGCACTAGCATACCAAATTTATCTAAAGCACTAGAAGCTGTTAGCGTTTCTTTTCCGTATGCATTTTGTGCAGCCGCAGCAACAGTAGATAGTGACTCCATATCACCCATGTTACTAGCTGATGCTTTAGCAACTTGATTTAATGTGTTTAGAGCATTCGCACCTGTTAATCCAGCAGATTCAAGAAAATATAGACCATCAGCTAATTCTACTGGTGATTTTGCAGTTTCAGAAGCCATTTCCATGACTTCACCTTTCATGTGTTCTATTTCAGCAGATGTTCTTCCAACAAGTGTTTGTATTTTCGTCATAGACTTTCCAAAATCCATTGACATCTTTACACTTGCACCACCAGCTAAAGCAAATGGAACAGTAAAATTTCTTGTAATGCTTGCGCCTATGCTTTTAACTTGATTACCAAGTTTACGCAATTTATATGATGATTCTTTTAATTTTTTGTTAAACTCCGCAGTCTTTGCACCAAGTCTGACATTTAAAGCTGTATCCATTATTTTGCGTTTTTAATTTTCCTATTTTTTTCTATTAACTCTAAACTATCTTCATAAGTCATCATATCGCTTTTCATTTCATCTTCCCATTCAAATTTAACCAGCTTTTGCGCTTTAATTTGTTTGGCTTTAGGCAAATGAATGTTAATTAAATTAGTAGTCATCCATCTTGCTCTATACCATTCGGATCTTTCACGATAGTTAAAATTTTCTATATAACCATCGTAAGCATTCCAAAAAACTCTTGGTATCATGTTATAGACTTGTTCGTAAGTCATACCCATTTTACCTATGCCGATCTGCTCTATCAGATCATAGCTTATATCTATTTTTGTTTCTGTGCTTTCTGACTTTTTTTTTCTGTCTTAGCACTCATTTGATCTGTGAAAACCTCCATACATCTTTCAATAATTGTAATGTCATTGTCTAATTCATCACTTAAATTATCAATGGTGTATGTAAATTTTTCTTTAGTTGCTCTTGCTCCATCTTCTAAAGCACACCAAATAAGTGTAACAGCAGTATCTAAAGTCATATTATCACCCAACTTGTCCATTTCATTTAATCCCATGCCTGTAATTCTGCTAAACTTTCTAAGGCAATTAAAACCGAATTTAATTGGACGTTTTTTTTCGTTAATTGTTACATATTCATACATATCTATCAAATTTTAATTAAAAAGTTTCAAGCTAGGACAAACTATGATAGATAGTAAGCCCTAGCCATCCACTTAACTTTTATGCTTGTGTATCGTCTAACAATGATCCAGTACCTTCAAATGTTGCTGAGAAAGTCATATTGTCTTCCATCGGTGACGTTTGTTCTAAACTTGTAATGAAAGCCTGTCCATGATAATAAGTATCACCAGAAACGCCATTTCCTAGTTCAACATAAACTGCTGTTCTAGTTTTTAGCATGTTAAGTAGCTCATTATAGTTTTTTACAGCACTTCCACTCGCATCTTTAGTTGCGTAAAGTCCTTCAACAGATACACTCCAAGACATTTGCGCCTCAAGTAATTCTCTAAAACCAGAACTACCTTTGTTTGAAATATCTCTAGTGTCCATTGAAATAGACAAAGTAGCTGACGTTGAGAATGCTATTGCATCATTAGTACTGTGATTAGTACCATATTTAAACAACATCAACGTTCCATTATGTATATTATTTGTTGCCATTTTCTTTTATTTTTTTATTGTTATTAGTATTCTTTTTATCGTCAGCTATGTATCCATCTTTCGCCATTTGTTTTGCTTGTGCTTCTGTAATTATGATTTTAGTTCCTTTCTCAAGAACTTCAAATCCATAATCTAGTTTTTTTATTAGTATTTTTTCTACGTGCATATTATTGTATTTATTGGTAAACTGGTTCAAATCGACAATCATAAAACAAACTGATTTGATAAACTCCTTTTGCGCTATATGATTCATTAAATTCAAACATACTTACCATGTTAGTAAAATTAATTGATTGAACTTTTACTGTTCCATAAGTTCCTGCAACTTTTCTGTCTAATAGATTTCTAACTTTTTCTGCTAAATTAGCGCTACCCAAAGCTGTTCTAGAAAAACAATTAATTTGAATTTGTGCAGTATCTAATGTTGATCTCCCAGATTTTGTATCATGAGGATCAGTAGAGTTTCTAAAAAAAACAATGTAATCTGTAAATGTATTAGAAGCGCCACTATCATCTACACTCAATGTTCCATATGAAACTTGTGCGCCTGTACCTCCACTATTTAATAAACTGTATATTGCTTTTTCTATCATCCTACTTGTATTCCTTTTATTTTATTAGCTTCACTTTCAACAAGTGCAGCCATATTTTTTTTTAGTAAATTACCAACACCACTTGCTGTACCTCTTAATGCTCTACCAACAAATGGTTGTGGCTTTACACGATCAGTTCCAAATTGAACCATCTGCATATACCACCCCCCCTTTTCTGGACGTAACCATACACCAGATTTGAACTTAGGTGCAATTATTACATATGGGCTGTTCTTTGCAGCTTTAGTTTGAAAAACTTTAATAGAGTTTCTTAGTTGTCTAGGTTTTATACTAACATATATTTTTCCCATGCCTTTTGGCGCTTTTAAACGTCTGTTTAGTTTTGGTGTTCGGTAAACATTAAAAGCTTTATATTTACTCATAACAGGCGCATATGTTTTCATAACCTTTTCTACAATTTTTCCACCTGGTCTAAGAACTTTACTTGTAATTTTTGCTTTATTTTTTCGCATTCGTCCACCCAAAGCTATCATAGCATCTTCAATTAACTTTCTATTTTCTAACTCTATTGACATCATGACGTTTCGAATGTTCTCATATCCAACTCTGTTGTTAATTCTTTGAATCTTTGTCTGCCTTCTATAACTCTTATTCCAACAACTTTATAGTATTGCGTTTCACTTGTTACAGATCCACCTGAAACTGGAAAAGCTACTCTGTAATTGCTTTGAAGATTTATATTTTTTTGTACTGATGATACATTTCTGATTGTAAAAATTACAGTTTGTATACCCTGTACTCTATTTTCATTTTCATCTGTTGATGAACTTTTCCATTCTACATTAGCAAATGGTGTAGCAACATTAGAATATGAAAATGTAGATCCACCCATAGCGTCTTGTGACTTAGTGGCTTTTTGTATTATTACTGGTCTATCAAGTTGTCCTATAGATTTCATAGTAGAATATTATTAGGAACTCCAAATGTCTGTGTCTTATGTGGATCTAATAAATATCTCACTGTCATAGGAATTTCAGAAACCGATCTACCTACAATATATGGTTGTCTGTTTTCATAAAATTGTCCAATAATCAGCAAACATGCTTGTTTTAACATTTTTGGCGCACTATTAACTGCATCTGTGCCTGATTTATATTTTACTTCAATAGGAAATATTCTGTTGCTAATTGTTGGATAACTTTCGCTATCGTCTTTTAAATATATTCTAGCAGGTGACATATTAGTATCAACATTGTAATTTGCCGCATCCCATACTTGTTGAACATCATTTTCGTCATAGTATTTAATATGTTCTACTGTAAGATCTCCAGAATTTTGTATAGGACTTCTTAACAAATCGAAAGTTTCCTCCCAAAGATCGCATTGTTGCACAAGAGTTTGTTCATAAATAGATATGTTACAATATTTTTCAATACTTTCAATTGCCATATCAATCAAATCACCAATATAGTTATCGTCATCAGAAAAATCTACCCTAAGAAAATTTTTACATTCAGTTACTGTAACTAATTTAAGTGTTGGTTTGGTTTCTATTTTTAAACTTCTTGCCATTTTTTAATTTTATTTTTTTAAAATGAGAAAGAAAACTGGGAAAATAAATCCCAATTTTCAATCTCAAATTTAATTTCTTATAGAAAAAATCAATCAATTATGATCCAAAGTTAATTTGGAAACTTGAAGCTCTTCTATAAATTGCATCCCAGTAAGATAAAACAACTAATCTAACTTCACCAGAAATAGATTTAGTATATGGATCAACTACTACATCTAAAGCAGATCCGAACTGACCAATAACAGCGTCATCCCATTTACCTAATACTAATCCAATTTTGTGTGTTCCTGCTGATTTTACGTGTGAGTTATTTGTAACTCTAACGTCTAATCCCATTATTGTATTATCATTAGCATATAATGGAGCACCAGTTGTAAATCCTTGTCCAGACGTTCCAGCAGTTGGAGCACCTAAAACTTTCTTTAATGCTTCTTTACCACCTGGAGACGTTATAAAGCATGTTCTACCAGTATCTGCATTAGCTTCTTCAAACTTAAATATTTGATTTTGGATCATATTATAAGAGAAAGCAGCGTTAGAAATAGTTTGTCCAGCGTTGTAAACTCCTTCTGGAGTAGCACCAGCGCCAGCATCAATTCCTAAAATAGCTTCTTCTAATTTTGAAGCAATAGCATTTTGAATATCATTTCTAATAATGTTTTCTACAGATGCATTAGTTTGCTGTATTAACATTTTTGAAATATCCATGTATGCAGATAACTTTTTTGGTTGTAATGTTGCTGAGTTTACTACAGTAGCAGCATCAGTTGCATTAGCAACCTCAGTTCCAAAACCAGCAGTTGTACCAGAAAGTGTTGGAAGCTTCATATCGCCAGAAAGACCATACATCCATGTAGCTAGATCACCTAGTACAGTTTTGTTTTGTAAAGTTTCTGAGAATGGCCCAACTTCAGTTTCAATTAATCCTGAAGCATTAGAAACTGCTTGTGGATTATTTCTAGTTTCACCCATAGCAAATAATGGAATACCAACCCCTGTGATTACATTATTTCTTCTAGCTTCTGCATCATATTCTTTTTCTAAGCCCTCTAAGTTTCCATTCATGTAACCATTAACAGCTTTCTGTATAGAATATCTTTTGTCAGCTTTTGGAGTTGAAACAGCAGCACCAGCTAATTTTGCGTTATTTCTTAATTCTTTTTCTAAATTTTCAGCTCTTTCAATTTTAGTATCAAGATCAGAAATGTC